ACATTTCCAACAATGTTCAATGAGAATTTCGACAATGTAACAGGCAATTGGAGGAGAGTAGACGAGGTATGCAGTGAAGCAGTAAAATGGGTAAAACATTCAGAAGAAAAACAAAAGGTATTGTTTGAAGAAACCAAACACATCTGTGAATCAAATTTTAAAAATCTAATGCAAAGAGGAAAAAATGCAGAAAAATCTTTGCATGATAGTATTATGGAGACTTTTTAAATGTACGGAATAAAAATAGGATTTATTGGCCTAGGAAAATTAGGTTACCCTTGTGCAGAAGCAATGGTTGATAAAGGATTTGAAGTAACAGGTTATGACAGTGAACACAAATCTAGTTTTAAAATTGACATTGTGCAAGACATTGTAGACTGTGTAAAAGACAAGGACTTTGTATTTGTTGCAGTACCTACACCACATGATAAAGATTATGACGGCAGTAAGCCAACATCACATTTAGAGCCGAAAGATTTTGATTACGAAATTGTTAAAAATACACTAAAAAGAATCAATAAACACATGACCAAAGAACAAGCAATAGTTTTAATATCAACAGTATTGCCTGGTACGATAAGAAGAGAACTTGCTCCATTAGTTGACAACACAAAATTATTATACAATCCTTATTTGATTGCTATGGGAACAGTAGCAGATGATATGCTTAATCCCGAAATGATAATGATAGGAACTAAAAAAGGAAATCCTAAAACTGCTGTGTTGGCACAAAAACTTGAAAGTATGTATTTGCAATTATGCGATAATATGCCGAGAATAGAAATTGGGTCATGGGAAGAAGTAGAATCAATTAAAATATTTTATAATACATTTATAAGTGCAAAATTATCTTTTGTTAATATGATACAAGATGTTGCTGTCAAACTTGGTAATATAAATGTTGATGTAGTCACAAATGCATTAGCAAAGAGTACAAACAGAATTACCAGTGGAAAGTATATGAAACCGGGCATGGGAGACGGTGGTGCCTGCCATCCGCGAGATAATATTGCATTAAGGTATCTAGCCAAAAACTTAGATTTGCATTATGACCTGTTTAGTGCTATAATGGACTCAAGAGAAATGCAGGCAAAAAACATGGCAAAAGAAGTATTAAAACATGGTAACGTGATTTACTTTACTAGTGATTCATATAAACCAGGTACCAAACTTACAGATGGTTCTTATTCATTGTTAGTACAGCACTACGTTAAAGAACTTGGAGGAATTATCAGCCATGGAAATGCAGAAAAAATTGATGTTATTTTTAAAGTACACGAAGAAGATCAATTTTCAACTGACGAAACCACTATTGTTTTTGATCCATGGAGAACACATCCAAAGGAAAAAAATGTAGTACACTACGGTGATACAAAAAATGTATGATATAGTTTTTATAGGATATAAAGAAGAACAAAAAGAACAGAACTGGCAAAATCTATTAAAGAGATTTCCAACAGCAAAAAGAGTAGACGGAGTAAAAGGACTACACCAAGCACACATAAAAGGTGCAACTATGTGTTGGACAAAAATGTTTTGGATAGTTGATGCAGATGCAATTATTTTAGATAATTTTGATTTCTCATACACTTGCAAACCCTACGATGAAGACATTGTTCATGTGTGGAGATGCAAAAATCCAATAAACGATTTAACATATGGATACGGTGGAGTTAAGTTATTTCCGAGAAGATTAACATTAGAGTTAGATGTAAACAGACCAGATATGACAACAAGCATTAGTCCTCGATTTAGATCAATGGCACAGGTATCAAACATTACCGCATTTAATACTGATCCATACAACACATGGAAATCTGCTTTTAGAGAATGTACTAAACTTGCAAGTAAAGTAATTGAAAGACAAGAAAATAAAGAAACAGATGATAGATTAGATGTATGGTGTACAGTTAACAATGGCGAGTTTGGAGATTATGCTATTGCAGGTGCAAAAGCAGGAAGAGAATACGGAATAAAGCATAGAGGGGATCATGTTAAACTACATATGATAAACAATTTTGAATGGCTAAAGGAACAATTTGATGCAACTGTATGAACTACTAGATAAATTTGAAGTACTGTTCAAAGACGACGAACGCTTTGCAGACCTACGTAGATTTTTTATTGACAAAGATGAGAACAGTTTCTTTAGATTATTAGCAACAATGACAGATAGTCAAATTGTTGATACGGTTAGAAAATTAAACAACGATAAAAAATTTAATAAAGATTGTATCAGCAGAGGACAAATTCAAAGTAAGACTTGGCTAGTTAGCGAATTAAAAAAAATAAATCCGGAGTTGGGAACAATTTTTTTATGTGCAGGTTGGTATGGAACTTTAGCAACCATGTTATTTGAAGCGAAACTTAATATTAAAAGGATTCTAAGTTTTGATATTGATAAAAGTTGCATACCGATAGCAGAAATGTTCAACAAACCCTGGTATGAAAAACAGTGGAAGTTTAAAGCATTGGAAAAAGATATAATGGATATTGATTATAATTCATTAGACTGGAATTTTTGGAGTTCAAAAAACAACAGAATGAGTTACACAATAACAGATGTACCGGATACAATCATTAATACCAGTTGCGAACACATCGCAGAGTTTGAAAAATGGTATGATAAAATTCCTCAAGGAAAATTAGTTATATTACAATCCAACGATTACTTTAATGTTCCAGAAGAAACAGGACACGTAAATTGTTCTAAGAATTTATTAGAATTTGAAAAACAAACACCTATGTCTAAGAGTTTATACGAAGGCGTATTAGACTTGGGTGAATACAACAGGTTTATGAGAATTGGAATTAGATAATTTAACATTGAGAGAATTGCAAAAAGAGAGTGCTAGAGCATTAGCAACCTTCGATGCAACCAGTGACAACATACACAAATATAATAAAAAAGCACACCATAACAGTCAGGCATGGTATAAGGCCATACTTGAAGATTATATCAACAAGCATGGAGACCTTCCTTCGAAGAAAGGACCAGGTACAGCAGTATCATTAATATTGGACAAATAAATACACTTGAGTAAAAGAATCTTAAATCCGCTAGGATTAGATTATAATAACTTGGAAATTATATGTATAAATTAGAAGACATTCGGCAAATCCACCTAGAAATCACGCAGAAGTGCCAAGCCGCTTGTACGATGTGCGATCGTAATATAAACGGAGGAGCAATCAATCCCCATCTAGGGTGTAATGGAGTTTTAGACGAACTAACATTAGATGATATAAAAAGCATATTCAAACCAAAATTTATTAAGCAACTTAAAGCCATGCAACTATGTGGAAACCACGGTGATCCTATTGTTGCCAGAGACACATTAGAAGTTTTACAATATTTTAGAGAGCACAATCCTGATATGTGGTTGAGCATGAATACAAATGCTGGAGCCAAAGATGATTTTTGGTGGTATAGTTTAGCACAAACTTTAGGACAAAACGGAAGAGTAATATTTTCAGTAGACGGATTAGAAGATACAAATCATTTATATAGACAAAACGTTCAATGGAAAATAGTTGAAAGATCATTTCACGCATTTATTGAGGGCGGCGGTAGAGCAAGATGGGATTTTCTTGTGTTTGACTTCAATGAACATCAAATAGAAGAAGCACGTGCCAAAGCAAAACAGTGGGGAGTAGAAGAATTTGTGGTCAAAAAAAGTTCAAGATTTATTACTGGACACACGTCAGAGAAAAAAGAAAGTCACCAAGGACAAAACAGAAAAGGTAAAAAAACGCAACTGTTAAAGGAGCCAAGTAGCAAAGCATTAAAAAACCCAGCACTACTAAAACGTAATAGTTTAGTAGAAAAATACGGTAGCATGGATAAATTTTATGATGTTGCGGAAATTGCCTGCAGAGTAGCAAAAACAGGAAGTATATATTTGAGTGCCGAGGGAATAATAATGCCTTGTTGTTGGACAGCAGGTCGTATGTACAAATGGTGGCATAAAGATCCAAAAGTAGAACAGATATGGCAATATATTGATAAAGCAGGAGGCAAAGAAAAATTAAAAGCAACAAAGTACGGACTAGAAGGAGTTTTTGCAACAGGTATAATGGATGATATTGCATCTAGTTGGGATAAGCAAGGTTGTAATAATGGAAGAATAAAAGTGTGTGCAATGAAATGCACAAAACAGTTTGACGTAGTGGGGTCTCAATATGAGTGAAGAACGTAGTAAATTTAAATTGCCATCAAATACTTTTTGTGCATTACCTTGGATGCATTTAAGCAGTAGACCAGACGGAAGTATGAGAACCTGTTGTACATCAAATGCAAGTTCCGTACAAGATCCAGATTCAAATAAAAAAGTTGGTGGCGGACAAGTCGGTGTTGTAAAAAGAGAAGACGGAGTACCAGCAAACTTTAACACAACAACATTAGAAGAAGCATGGAATTCATCTTATATGCGTAATGTACGTAAAATGATGTTGCGAGGAGAAAAACCAGCACCATGTTTAAAATGTTACAAAGAAGAAGATGCAGGTCATTACAGCAAAAGAAATTGGGAAACAGAATATTGGTTAAACAGATTTACATTAGACGATATGATAGGTCAAACTAAAGAAGATGGATCTGTACCTGTAAAAATTAGATATATTGATTTACGTTTAGGAAGTAAATGTCAATTAGCCTGTGTAATGTGTTCTCCACATGATTCATCAGGATGGATTAAAGAGTGGCAACAGATGCATCCACAGATAAAAAACGAAAAACTAAAAAGCACATCATCATGGAATAACAAAGGTAAGGATCACGGTGCTAGTTATAACTGGCACAAGAACAATCCAAAGTTTTGGGCAGACTTAATGGACCAAATACCTAATATGTATCAGTTATATTTTGCTGGAGGCGAAGCATTAATCATTGACGAACACTATGAGTTATTAGAAGAGTGTATTAAACGTGGTCATGCAAAGAATATAGAATTAAGATACAATTCAAATGCTGTAGAATGGAGAGATGACTTATTTGATTTATGGGACGAATTCAAAAGGGTAAGATTTCACTATTCGATTGATGCACTAGGAGAACAAAATGATTATATTAGGTACCCTTCTTTATGGAAAAGACAAGAAGAAGTATTCCACATATTAGATGAAACACATCCTCGACACGAA